TTGCTTTGGACCGCATCGTGTTCGGGTACTCGACCGGCTCATAGGGCGTGGTCATGCCACGGCCGCCCTTGCCCATACCCTTGCGCGCGATCCGGACGATACGCATCAGCCGATGTCCCCGACGTCGATCGATGCCGAGATCAGGATCGAACCGACCAGGTGCGTCCCCATGACGACCGGCACCGGCGAGCCCTGGATGCTGTTATTGACGGCGCCGTTGAAGAGAAAGCTTGGCCGGTCCTCGGGCCGGGCCATTTCGGTAGCAGCGCCGGCCGCCGCAAGGCGGGGCGTCAGCAGGCCGGCGACGCCACCAAAGACCAACGACATGCCGACGGTGAAGGCGACCGAGCCCGCGGTGATGGAACCGGCAGCGCCCGCAGTACCGGCCAGGACGAGCCCGGCCGTCGCCGGGAACAGGAAGACCGACGCGACCAGGGCGACGCCGACCACGATCTTGCCGACGTTCATCGCGTCGTCACCACGCGGCGACGTTGCCGGGACGATGTGAATGTCCTGCTCGCCGGCGTTCATATGGATAAGGTCGAGCTCGATGGCGTTACGCAGGCGCGGTGGACCGACGATGATTCGCCACAGTCCCTTACGCAGCGCCCTCTCGATCGGCGGCCGCAGGGCACAGAGCGCCCGGATCGCTTCGGCCGGCGAGACGATGTCGAGGCGCCATTCGCGGCCGAAGTCGCGGCCGACAGCGCCGTACAGAAATACGCTTCTCATCATGGTGCGCGCCGCAGGGCATAGGTGATGTGCTGCTGATAGCGCACCCGCGGTACCGTCGCCGACAGCCTGGTCGGATCGACCGCCTTCGCGCCCGAGGCGTGATGCAACATCAGGCCGCCGGGCAGGACCAGGCCGCCATGCATCGGCACCTTGAAGTTAAAGCTGAACAACAGGACGTCCCCCTCTTGCGTGGCCTTCATGGGGTCGATGCGCTGAAAGCCGGCCGTCTCGAGGTTGTCGAGGTAGAGGTTCTGGCCCTTGCTCCACCATGACCAGTCGCGCGGCTGATCGGGGACCACGACGTTGCGCATTTTGTACCAGTCGCGCATCAGCGAAAAACAGTCATGCACGCCATGGCGGAAGCCGCGGCCGAGCAGCGGCGCCATTGCCAGGTCACCGAAGGCGAAAACATCGGGATCAGGCAGGACCATCACGACAAAAGGAATACCGAGCTGCTGCTGGTAGATCATGTCGTGCGCCGTCGGCGAGCCGATGCCGTCGGGATGCGAATGGAAGAAGACATCGGCCGTGGCGACGCGCAGCAGGTCCTCCTCGCTGAGCCCGATCTCATGCTCGGGCGAGACGCTGATATTTTCCAGGGGATGAAACTGTCCGTCGGCGACAATGCCGCCGGCCTCCTTGGGGTACTGCGCCAGGGCGTGAAGGCGCGCCGCGGCATCGACTTCGGTCGTCCAGGCGGCCGGCATCGCCGGGCCCATGGGCACCGTGGCTTTCATTTGATCTTTCCCACGCCGGGGAAGAACCGCGCCGGCAACGCCTGGCCGGCGAAGCGGCGGCTGCAGCCGACCATGGTCCGCGAGCACTGGTCATGGTCCGGCGACGTCGGGTTGTCGTTGACATCGAAGTAGGCGCCGCCGGTGTAGGGGCAGCTCGCCTTCGAATAATCGAAACCGGAGGACGGGTTCCAGGCGCGATAGATGTGGCTGCAGACGTCGCGCATGACCTGGCGCCGCGGAAGCTGTACGCCTTCCTGGTCCATCTGCGATGCCAGCTTGAATTGGATTTGCAGCGCCGTATGGCTGGTCTTCTGGGCGACGATGAAGACGTCGCGCGTGATCCAGGCGCTGGCATCCGGCGTGGTGCCGTCGTCGAGAAAGCGCGCCAGGGTGAGCAGGCGGATCAGGCGGGCGCCGAGGAGTCCCTTGTATTCGGAGACCAGGAGATTGCCGGAGCCGTAGAGATTGCTGATGGTGATCAGCGGATTCGGGATCGCGCCCTTGGTCGTCATTTCGAAGCCGGACGCCTGCATCGGCAGGGGCGTGTATTCCTGGCCGCCCCAGATCACCGAGCGCTCGAGATCGGCGGTCGACGTGAAGTAGAAGACCTGGCCGCCGAGCATGGTTGTGTCCAACTGATAGAGGGTCAGGAGGCCGGCGGCGGAGAGGGTCATGCGGGGATCGATGGCAGGGGCTGCTTGTTGAACATGCGCCGGAAGGTGACGTTGAGCTCGCCGACGAGCTCGAGATTGGCGGCGCGCGTGGTGATCGTCGCCGACCACTCGCTAACGCACATGAAGCGCAGCTCGAGCTCCTCGGGCGGCAGGAAGTAGAAGCCACGCTCGCCGTACTGCTGCAGGAAGTCGTCCATGTCGTTAAGCTGCTGGGCAGACGTGAAGGGAAAGCTGTAGGTCCAGGTCGATTGCACCGGATTGAAGCCGCGCGTTGCCCGGTACCTGTAGCCGTCGCCGAGGTCAGCGATCAGGGTTCCGACGGCGTCGGTGCGGCTCGGCCCTGGTGCCGGACACCATTTGTCGGACCAGATGATCGTAACCGGCGTCGGCGGAATCGGTGCCCATGCGCCGCCGGCCCAAGGCCAGGAGGCGTATGGATGCTGGGCAAACATGGTCTAGGGCGAGCCCCACAGCGAGACCGCGCCGCCAGCGGCGAAGGTGGTTGCTCCCCACGACAGCCTCAGACCGCTGATCGCACCCGCAGGCGAGTAGGTGCCGCCGCCCGACACTTGGTTGACCGCGCTGAGGCCATCATTCAGGTACGTGGCCGTCCACGTTGCTCCCTTGGCCCGCGCTGTATCGCGAATGCTGGGAACGGTAGCCTGCCCACGAATGCCACCGGCAGAGGCGTTGCTGCTGACCCTGTTGCCCGCCGCGGCGTAGCTCAAAACGAAATACAAGCCGGTGAAGGAAGATACAACGGGAGCCGCACCTACCGCTTGGCCGGACGATGACAGAACAAGAGACGAAGCGTAGTTGGACGTCGAGAGGTTGGTGAATTGCAATATCAGGTCTTGGACATTGGCCGTCGGTATCACGTCGAAGGTGAGCTGCAGGTCGTTGATGTCGGACGGCAGGTTGGTGAAGTCGATGTTCGCCTGACCGGCGGTCGGCACGACGCGCTGCAGCAGCCGCCAGCCAAGCTGGCCAGGATCACCCTGCGGCCCCTTGGTGCCCGAGATCGGGTAGGCACCGAACGCTAGCCATCCGTTGACGTTTGTTGCACCGCCAGTCGATGACCCCTGAACGTCGAACCAGTCCGTACCGTTAGCATCGTAAACCCCAGAAACTTGCGGATGCACCCAAAAGCCAGCGGCAGCCGAACTGTCAGTGCCAGCGATAACAGCTGTGCCATTTTTGCGTAAACTTAAAGTGAGCGTCGTTGGGCCGGTGGTCAGTGCTTGGGCAGCCCAAGAGAAAATGAAATACCGCCCTGCTGGTGGAGTGAACCTTCCGTTGGTAGCGTTGTACGAGCCGCTGCTGTTTCCTGTGATGACAGGGAGTATCAGCGTTGATCCGCTAATCCCCGAACTACTTACGCCCGCAAAGAAGTCGCCGGTCGGCACCGAGCCCGGCGGACCGGGCGGGCCTTGGATGCCCGAGATTGGGAAGGCGGTGAAAGACTGGTTGATGATGGTCGACGTACCGGCGCTGTGGTCAGCTTGGACGTCGAACCAGTCGCTGCCGTTGGCATCGATGGTGAGTTCCAGTTTCGGGTTCGCGGAAAAGGCTGCCGCCCCCGTCGTGTCTTCGTCCGAGGCGATCAGCGTGCCGTTCTTGCGCAGGAGAACTCGAATATACGCTGTCGTCGTATTCCGAGCGCTCATGCCACAACTGATGCAGTAGCGCCCGGCAGGCGGCGTGAACCGGCCATTGGCCGGGTTGTACCAGCCACCACTGTTCCCGCTCAGAATTTGGTTCAGCAGGAGCGTCGTTGTCGTCGTCGTTAGGGCTGCGAAGCCCGAAGTCTGAACGGCACAGAAGTCGCCGCCCGCCGACGCGCCGACCGCGATCCACAGCGTGCCGGTCCAGCGGTAGGTGATGCCGGTCGGTGCGGTGAAAATCTGGTTCAGGGATGGCGATGCTGGGAAGTCGATCATGGTGAACCCCACAGCGTGACGGTGCCGCCAGCGGCAATCGGGGAGGTAAAGCCTATCTGCAGCCCGCCTATGGCACCGCCCGCCAACTGCAAGCCGGCCCCCACCACCTGCACGTGGGCATTGGCAAGTTCATTCAGATGGTGCGTCTTGAAAGTGAGGCGTTTGACCCGGACAGTGTCGCGGATATTGTAGATCGTCACGTCACCGGCAATTCCCCCGTTCCCCGCGTTGTTGCCGATCCGGTTGTTTGTGGATGGATAATTCAGGGGAATATAGTTGGTGATCCCCGCTGTTGCCGCTGACGTACCGGCAGGCGCTCCGGCTGGTTGAACACCAGATGTGATGGCAAGGCTCCAATTATAGTTCGCACCGATCACTGTGCCCGACGCGTTGAGGAGCTGCACGAGCGCATCGACGTTGTTGTTGACCGGCGTAAAATCGAAGAAGCACATCAGATCGTTGATGTCGGCAGGAATTACCGATGGCATGAACAGGACCCCCGGCATGCTCGCCGTTGTCACGACGCGGCTGATCAGCCGCCAGGTGATCGGCTGCTGCGACACCACTGCCGACGTCGGCACCCACTGCGCTGTCGGGCCGCTGCCATCGTTGTACCAGATGAACATCTGGCCCAGCGCCGAGTTGAACCACAGTTGGTTGGTCGCGGGCGTGGCGGGCGGCGTGTCGCCGACGAACGCCGTGTCACCGACATTCGCCACCGACCAGATGCCGGGCGGCGCGAGATAGCGATACACGACACCGTTCGGTGCGGCGAAGATTTGGCCGTTGGTGCCGACAGGGAAGTCGAGTGCGGCCATGTCAGGTCACCACGAAACAGCGCAGAGAGGAACCGGCGATGAAGGTCGGCGCGGCACCACTGTTGAACAGCCGAAAGCCGGTCACACCCGCCAGATTGAAAGTGCCGCTGCCTGCCAACCACTGATTGCTGCCCGCAAAATTGAATAACTCCTGATTGAAATACCAACTCGTTCCAAGTGCGCGGAGCTTCAGACAGCCAGCCGACACGGCGGTGGAAGCCGAAATCGCAATGCTGCCTGTCGACGTGTAGCTGATGGCACCATTCACCGGGCTTCCTGACTGAAACACGTACGCACCGTACTGGCTGTAGATCGCACTCACGTTGGGTGTTCCACCGACCATTGCGGCGAAGCCCAGAGCGCCGTTGGCGCCGCCCGTGGTGTTGATTGCCCATTCCAGTTCCACGCGCTTGGCATTGGCTGGGATGGTGACATCCAGCAAACCGACCGGGGTCGTCACTACCTGCTCATTGTAGAGCCGCAGCACGCCATCCTGCTGGACCGCCGGGATGATGGTCGCCATCGACGGCGATGCCGGCACCCACTGCGTAGTGTTGCCGTCGTTGTAGTAAATGTACATCTGGCCGAGCTCACTCGACCACCACAGCGCGTTGGCGGCGGGTGATGCCGGCGGTGTCGTGCCAACCGAGATTGATGCACCACCGCCGGACAGCGCGGCAGCAATCGCGGCGTTCGTCCAGCGCGTCGACGGGATCGAGCCGTCGTTGTCGGCCGCCGCCGGGTCGGTGGTGATGCGCGGGTCGCCGGTGAAGAGCGGCGACGCCAGGGGCGCATAAGCCGAAAGATCAGGTGCCGGCGCGTAGGTGGTGATGGCCGTACGCACCCAGCCGGTCGAGGGGATGCTCTTGTCGTTGTCGCTGGCCGCGGGATCGGTCGTGAGCCTGGGATCACCCGTGAAGAGCGGACTGGCCAACGGGGCGTAGGCGGACAGATCAGGCGCCGGGATCGCGCCAATGCGTGCCCTTACCCAGCGCGTCGACGGGATCGAGTTGTCGTCGTCGGCCGCCGCCGGGTCGGTCGTGATGCGGGCGTCGCCGGTGAAGAGCGGCGCATCGATCGGCGCGTAGCCCTGGCTTTTCACCCAGCGCGTCGAGGGGATCGAGCCGTCATTGTCCCCGAGCGGCGGATCGGTCGTGATGCGGGGATCGCCGGTAAAGAGCGGGCTGGCGAGCGGCGCGTAAGGGGTCAGCGCGGTCGTCGTGTTGTCGCGTACCCACTCCGTCGTCGCCGCCTTCTGGCTGTCATCGCCCGGGCCCGGCGATGGCATCAGCGCCGTGGTCGTTACCGTGAGACTGGGGATCGTCGCCAGGCCGGTCGGATCAAGCCGGACCACGCGGGCGATGCTTTCCGTCATCATCACGCGCTTGATTCCGACGATGAACGGCACGCGGCCGTTGTCCGGCCGCGAGCTCCACAGCAGCGCGCCGCGGACCAGGCGATTGCCCGTCGCCGTGTAGGTCGCATCGCAGACCTCGGCTTCGCCGGCGACCGTGCTCTCGATCAGGATCGTCGTAGTGTCGCCGTTCAGCAGGAAGTCGCTGAACGGCTTGTAGAGCGGCGAAAAGACGCCCGCCAGGAACACGTCGCCGACGCCCGCACAGTCGCCCGTTTCGAAGACGCGATCGGCGTTCTTGTAGGGCATCTAGTTCCCCTGCGGCGTGAATGATCGAACGAAGGTCGCCGACAAGGTGCCGATCATCGCACCGCTGGCCTGTCGCGTTTCAACTGTCGAATTCCATTGATCGCACGTCACCACGATCGCCGGGCCGCCGGTCGGCGGCGTGAACCAGAAGCCGTCGAGCATGTTGGCGCGCAGGAAGTCATCCATCGCCCGGAACTCCTCGCCGCCGACGAAGGGAAAGGAAAGCTGCCAGGTGTGGCGCGTCTTGTTGATGCCGC